GTAAGACCAGACAAGGGTACGAGGTTGAGAATCTACTGATTCATCTTGTGGATCCATCTCAAAATAAACATTTTCAAGATAACTATCTTGGTGTTGATGTAGATCTATCTAAAATCACCTTTGTCTTCTCCTACAACGATCCGTCTCAAATCAATCCAATTCTATTGGATCGAATCACCCAAGTCGAGACAACTGGATTCACGACCACGGATAAGGTGAAGATTGCCGAGGACTATTTAATTCCGGATATCTGCAAAGAATTGAATTTAGACTCTACTTCATTTAACATCACAACAGAGTGTATTCGACATTTGATTGATGCCTTTACGTTTGAGGGTGGGGTACGTGGTATTCGAAAAGTATTGTCCGAGATACTTGGTCAAATTAATTTGGAGACCCTTTGTTCTGTTAAACGCCGGAAAACATCTAAGACGAATTCGTGTCGAGTCATTACAGAAGAGAATCTTTCGACCTACCTTATTGATAAGTTACCCTATGTTGCAGAAACTATTCACAACAAACCAGAGGTAGGAAAGATTAACGGTTTGTACGCCACCACAGGTGGAGTTGGTGGTGTTCTACCTATTGAGGTTAAGTTTGTACCAGCAGATAGCACGTTGAATCTATCGATTACGGGTAATTTAGGAAAAGTAATGACCGAGTCTACGAAGGTTGCCAAAACGTTGGTATGGGGTAAGATTAAAGAGTCGACTCGTCAAATGTATTTGAAGAAATGGTCGACCCATAAAGAAGGTCTTCACATCCATTGTCCAGATGCTGCTGTTCAAAAAGAAGGCCCAAGTGCCGGTACAGCACTAAGTGTGATTCTCTATTCCTTGTTTGAGAACAAACCAATCCCTAATAAAATAGGTATCACGGGCGAGATCAATCTCTTTGGAGATGTGCTCCGTATTGGAGGGTTGCGGGATAAGCTATATGGTGCTAAGCGAGCAGGATGTCGCATATGTCTATTCCCAATAGGTAATCTACAAGACTATGAGTTGATCTTAAGAAAATATCCTGATTTGATTGAGAAGGGGAAGTTTGAAGCAAAACCTGTAGCTAATTTTGATCAAGTATTAGGTGAAGTATTTGGGAAATCCAATCTAAAGAAGCGTAAGCGTCTTACGATGTAAGTCAAATTGGTTGGTTCTTTTGTAGAAAGTTTTAAAAAGAAAACATTTTATTTTCTAAAATAATTTATAAATAAACAATTTTATTTGCGATTTTAGATATTGCATCTGTTATTGTGTTCGTAAGGAGTATGAAATTCTGTTTAGTATGTAGAATCTTCATAGTATCATCGTAATAGAATCCAAAGTAATAATCATCGTATATAAATACTTCGTTCGTCGTAGCTTCGTTCGTCGTAGTTTCGGTCGTCCATAGACACAACTTAGTGTACATATTTTGTAAATCGAATCGAGATCTACACAATATAACAATCTTGCCACAGTCTTTCCTAGTTAGATCATTCTTAATATTTGTATCTTTCTTTAACAATATTTTATCGATGTATGAAAATTCCATTTAGAATTAGTAAAAAGAAATTTAACTATCTACCCTGATTTTATTTATTTTCTTTTTAGGTAAATTCGACATCACGGCATTTGCGATGCGGTCTGCCTCAACAACATTACCTTCGCAATATTCTCGTAAGGAATTGACAATGTTTTTTTTATTCAATCCTTCTTTCTTTTCCTTTTTATCCAAAAATATTGTTCCATTCGATAAAGGTAGTTCTGAAATATTCTTCTCGGCCATCGTGGATAGAATCTTTTCATGTAACTGTTTCTTTTTTTCCTTATGTTGTTTCAATCTATCATTCGCATCCTTGATCTCATTAATTACTTTAATGTATTCATACCCCATCGTACTTAGATCCTCCATATTATACATTAAGACATGAATAAAAATCATATGATTTAACGCAATTCGAACCAAGAAGCTGTTAAATTATTAAAACAAAAAATCTAATAAAAGAAACACCGACCTTTTAATATTTAAGAACATGAAGAGAAAAAGGTATCATAAAAAAGAGAAAGTATCATCGATCATAACCTATAACTTTAATAAAACAGAAATGTTACGTCATTCTGTTGAAGTAACGAAGCAATTGAATATAAAACGGTTCAACACTTTTCATGAAAATAAAGATTTATCAAATATTTTTATTCCAGATTATATTGGTTTGTCCTACAACGATATTATATCTAAAAAACAAAGTTTAAACCCAAACGTTGTTATGGATTCATCGGTGTATCGGAAGGTTGATTTAGCAGCTGGAATTGTTTTCGTTGATATAGATAACTTTCTACGTATGATTATGCGAGAGGCAACTGATATTACGTATTACTTCGATGGGAATACATATCGAGTTCCATTGTACCAAAGTAAGATACGTACATCTCACAATACGTTCATTAAAGGTATTGGGTCTCATATTGAAAGTATCCAAAATTCAACAGCTTTACAGAATAGACTACGTAGTATGTTGACGAAACAAAACGTAACGTATATTATGCTAATCATTGAAGGACCTGCTATTAATAAGAAGAAATCAACCTATTTTTCGTCTCTTAGTAGTCAAATGGCTTTCGATTTTTCTCTACCGGGGGGGACTAAACACGCCCAAGAAACACCACGTGAGTGTATTGAGAGAGAATTTTTAGAAGAAACTGGTTTCTATGTTAATAGTAGTAGTAGTAAGAAGGTGTATCGAAACATTCCATACTACTTTATGGGCAACAACGCAAGTGCAGTGTCTACGTACTATTTACTTAATCTTCAACCTGTTTGAATTACCCTACCCCCAATAGGTTTCGTAGGAGGTTTCGTCACCCATGCCTATAGTTTGGAGAGAATACTCAAACATCGCATCTTCAAATATACCATACCAGTAGCTCCATAGAGCAGACCAAGAGTAGTTCCGATAGGAATGTTGTCTGCACAAACAACAATTAATCTCCTTATCCTGGGTTATACACGACATCTCATATTTATCCCAACATTTATAACAAAACTGATGGGAGCATACCAATTCTTTTAACTCTTGGTCATCATCATAACAAATAACACAAGACATAACATACGCAATGATAAACAAAAAATGAAATTATTTAATAAAGTATAATATTCATACGAACACGACTAGAATGCTTATTCCCTTATTAGAATCATACTGTTACGATAGAACAAAATCAAGAGATGATTCACACAATTGGAAGCATATGAACCGGGTTAGAGTAAATGCTCTAAACATATTCGAAGAAATCGATTGTATCAATAGTGAGGATATCCCATCATGTAGACGAATCGTAGTCGCAGCTGCCCAGTTTCATGATATTGCTGATCATAAATATTGTGTAGATCCAAAGGAAGAGTTTGCCTTGATGAGTCAAGAGTTATCGATCATGGGATTTACAGATGATGAAATATCTTCTGTTATATTGATATGTGACTCTGTTTCGTATTCAAAAGAGACAAGACATGGGATTGATTACTCAATATTTGACAAGTCTTCACCAAAGTATGGTCGTTTGATTCGAGATATCGTTAGTGATGCCGACAAACTAGAAGCAATAGGTATGGTTGGTATCAAACGTTGTTGGATGTATTCGAAAGAAAAGAACAATTTGATGGATGAGACGAATGTTCAGAATGAAGTTACGAAACATTTAAAAAATCGGTTATTGGGTTTGTATCCAGGATATTTCCGAACCGAGGTTGGATTAAGAATGGCTAAACCATTACATGATGAATTGGTTGAATATATTGGTGGTATTCGACCAATCTATAATTCGTAGGTTGGTCGCACTATAGATTTGTATTGGGAGTCCATGGTGTTCAGGAAGACAGAATTTGATATCATCACGAAATCAAGGTTATCTATAAATCCTTTCAAGTTGAATTTTTTTAACACACTGTCTTGGATCACAACAAGATTTAGAGTTGGAGCTTTGATATGTTCACGTAGGGTGCGTAGCAATGTGTTGATTTTCTTGTAGTCCACTTTTTGAGTTGAGATTGGGATGTAACAACCTATCGTATTTTCTCCTTCCCAACTATGAATCTGTTGATAAACATTGAAATTGTCAAACAATACGAAGTTGATATGATACGGATTTGTAGGAAGAGAGCCATAAAATTCATAGGGGATGAAATTCAACTTTGATTTGACGAATTTTATCCTCCCTAGATATTGATGAAGATCATGACTACGTATCGTTTGTATTTCATAATCCGTTGAGCATTCATCACAGCAACTACCCCAAACAGATGCACCACCAGCATAATGATTACAGGGGGTAATCAAAATTCTACCTAAATTAGATTCTCCACCACTCCCAGATACGTAGTTAGGTGCTGCTTCTTGTTCCAGTAATGTAATTTTCGTATTCTTGAAGAGTTTGAGTAAAAGTGCTTGACTTTTAGCTTTCGAAGTATCTTTTAAACTTTCAGCAGCTAACGACAGCTTTATCAAAATTAAGATAAATGCTTTGATACTAATACCACCATAAAGTAACGATGCAATACATTCCCCGATACCGTGAGCAACAATGTCTGTTGGGTCATTGGATTTGGATAATATACAGCAAATCAACACCACTGTTTTATGTATGATGTTCCGAACTATCATCATACTTGGATTGTCGTCATCTAACTTTAAGATGAAGTTATTCTTAGCTAACTCGTTTACAAAAAACTCAAACAGTCTGTCATACAACCTAGAAGTACTAATATCACATATATTCCTCACACATTCGGTAGATGCTGAGATGAATAATACCCAATTCTGATCTATTTTATTTATTGGAAACCACTTTATTTTCCCATCACCTCTACTTCTTCGACCAATATAATTTGACTCAACCCCTGATTCAGTCAACTCATAATCATCCCAAACATCAGTTGTGTGATCATCAACACTATAATAATATTCATCGTCTCCATCATAATCATCAAACAGATCAATCTTTTGAATCATCTCATTCACAAAACATCTTACAACCGAGTCTTTCGACGCCTTTGCCTTGGGTTGGTTCGACGCCTTTGCCTTGTTAAAAATGTGATAATATTGGGATTCAATAGTCTTCTTTTGCAAATAAAGTGATATTTTTGTTTCGATATCTTTTAGTTTAAGTTCATTGATCATAATTTTAATATGTTTGGTTTGAATATTATTATCTAATATATTATCAGTTTGTTTGAGAAATGGTTGATTAGCTATTGTTCGCCACATATTTAAATATTCATCAATATCAACCATTCGTACTTCCGCTCGTTCAATAATAATAAAAATAAAAATAAAATAATCTATTTAAACACAATCAAGACAATAGTACTTAACACTTCCATTATCATAAATTACTTTACGAAATCGTGATTTACGTTTATCAATTTGTGATCTACACTTTGTTTCTGAACAGTTTCGGTAAGTGACTTGATGTAAAGAACTGGTAACCTCATGAATCAAACGCGGGTTTACATTTTGAACTTTGTTACGCTTCTTTAAAGTTGATATGGTTGTTGTCGTTACTACAACCTCTTGATATTTACACAAAATACACGCATATCTTGTGTCTAATATTTCGTCTTTTTGAATAATCATGACATTATCACAATAAGGGCATATCTTAATATTATCATTATTCATTTTGTACAATGAATGAAATCTGAAATAATAATAAAATTTCATTTTTTTATGATAAATTCATATCAATATGTATGTATTGACATGAATTTTGGATTTTCCTTACATGTTTGAATGATCTCATTTATTTTCCCTCGATAAGGCATCATGATTCGATCTATTTTGGTAATATTCACATTCGAAACAATATGTTCCCTCTTTGAGCCTAAATGATCGGTTAGTGTAGGTTGAGATGTATCAAATAGTGCCTTTACCTTTGAAGCGTATAGATGCAGCTTGTCTTTGAACTCTGATCGATCTATTCCAATATCAATTTCCTCCTCAAGAATGATATAGAAAGTTACCCATGCACTCACCGAATGGGGTATAAAGGATGTAGTTACCTTACTCATATATTTATTCACAAACAATGCCAAAAACACAGCAATATTCATGTATTTTGATGGAAGTCGTAGTACTGAAAAATTGTATTTAATATAATTAATGATCAACATATTGATGTCGTAGTTTATATGATACCCATCGTCAATAATGATTTGGATTCCTTTCGTAATGTGTTTAATTTCAACCCCAAAGACTTCGTTTAATTTTTTATTCGTCAACTCGATTCCTTCCTTTAGTGCAGATCGCTTTACGAATGCACAGATAATCCCCTTATTAATTTGTGCTCTATTCGTATTCCCTTTGATCTTGAACGCGACATAACTCTTGATTGCTTGTTCCCCAATTGCTTTTGATAAGAAGGGCAGCTTCTGTATATGAGTCTTTATGAACTTAATATTCTTTAATCGTGTCTCTTCTTGGTAGTTTTTCTGTGATACATGGTTCCCTCCATACTTTTTACCCCCAGTAATACATGATTGAAGTTTAAAAGAGGAGCCTACCTCATTGAATGAAGTGTAGTCACTCTTCCGGTTACTACAATTATTAAACGTAGCACTAACCTCTTCTGCTGAGCTGACAAAATTACCATACAACACACTGCCACATACTAAGCACACAACACCATCACTATATGATAACTCATTACTTCCACAATTTTGACAACTCTTAATTTCTCTCTTTGTATCATATTTTGAGTCATCAACTACTGTCTTCTGTTTAATTACGATTTGATTAATCTTACGCGCCGTACTATTATCCTTCAAACCCTTAGTACTACTCAAAAGTTTCAATCTTGAGAGCATCATCTTATAAATGAAGAGAAATTAAGGAAATCATAAATGAATTTCATTTTTTTACACTAACAAAAACACAAACAAAAACAAAAATGGTCCTCGTGCCTTACTGTATTGTGGAGTTTGTAGAGAATGTATTGAAATTATAGCATCTCCAAACAACCAAATATACTCGGATCCTTAGTCATTATCACCATATTGGTCAAGAAATTCATGTATTGAAAGAATGGATCATGATCCGACAACATATTAAGATCATCGGATGGGTACAACAATCCATATGCAAGCTTAACTCCTGCATTGATATTTTCAAGCATATCAGGCAAAGAGATCTCCGTATACTTCAAATTTGCATCAATAAGATCTTTTAAAATCAGTATTTTGCATGGTTTGCCTTTGACCTCTAGTCTCAAACATATCAACATGTCAAGAATATCAATAATGGTGATCATTAATGCGAAGACATCTAAAAAGTTGGTCGCTTTATAGTTTAGATACTTAGTCCAATCCGACTCAGTCATATGTAGAACGTTTGGAGGTAAACAACCCTTTGTTCCATAGCATATTCCGTTCGCCGTTCCATTCTCAACCACCGTCCCAAGATCATACAATTTCAATTCTTCTCCGTCAAATGAAATGTTATCTAGTTTTAAATCACGATACACCACACCCAATCTATGCATTGATTCAACCCCTTTTGTTATCTCGCTTAGAATATATAATAAGATATCTTGTGTGATGTCCGAAGTATGTTCAAGATATCTTACTAAAGGATAAAGTTTAGGCATCATTAAACCTTTACCCTTTTTTCCGTTCAAAATAGTATCGATCATATCATATTTAGATATACATCGTAGATCACAAAGTAGGTTTTTTGTTACCTGATATTCACGATATAAATTATCATCATTTTCTTTTGAGACTTTAACAACAAATCCATTTTTTAAATCAAAAACCTTACCATTGGATCCTTCACCGAGAGGATCAAGATCTTTAATTTCAATAACATTTTGCGATGATTGTACTGATGGTTGTACTGATGGTTCTTTGTGTTCTGGTTTGCCTCGTGCCACTGGTTTGTCGCGTGCCACTGGTTTGCCTCGTGCCACTGGTTTGCCTCGCCAATCTAATTCTAGTCCAATATCACTCGGTAGTACAGCTAATGTAAACATTTTAATATATATAATATATATATATTATATTATAATCACAATGTGTTATGAAAAATCAATTTTTTACCGAAGTATGAACAAAAATATGAAATATAGTAGTTTATTACTTAGTAATATACTTTATAACAAAGTGTTTAAGAATAATGGTAGCACGTATTGAATATAATGAAATAGGAAACACAGGTGATATTGAGGAGCGGGGGTATACGTTTGATATTGAAGAAGAAAATGAGATAATACACCGCGAAGAAATTGAAACTGAGTGGAATGATTTTAACCAGCCACTAGGTAGGGAACTTACAATGTTCCTCAACTGTCTGTGCGCTGCAATTAGTTTATCCATACTGTCGATGGTGCTCTACATGATGATCCAATCTATCTAAATCCCGACTCTGGATAATACATCTTCGTCCAACATAATAGCATCTCGTCTATACGTTTCATTTATTACCAATGCATTAGCTTTAACATAACAATTGTCACAAAACAATCCAACATTATGATCATGTTCAAGAACTAGTAATGTACGTCGAAACCTACAATCATATAAATTTAATTGTGAACAATCGATGTTGAAAAAATACATGTATCGTATAGAGTCTGGTATTCTACATAATCGGTCACATCCATAACATTGGGCAATATACGGATACTCCGGATAAGCAACTTTGTTCCATATCTCTTTCTGGGTGTACGTCGGTATCATTGTTCGTTTTGAGTTAAAGACATTCCCTTATATTTGTGTATATTTTTGTTTTTTACTCCATTTTTTATTTCTGTGGCAGATCAACGTAACGATACACCAAGTATCATGCAATAACAAGCCCAACTATCATTCCAGTAACATACTTATGTCGACGCAATACTGAACTTTGTTTTCGGAGTGCTATTTGTGCAGCGCTTAACGAGTCCTAAAACGGAGTTGGTAGACTTCGTGTATTCAAAATTCAAAGTTTTCGCGGACGCGAAAACTCTTTTCGCGGCGAAAAGAAGAGAAAAAAAGAGAAAAGTATATATTGATTCATTACGATTTATACCATACATTAATACACTTTAATAAACACTAATTCAAATTTTCCTTGTCCTTCTTCTTCTTTGCTGATATTATCTTACTGAGTCTACCTTCCAATGCTGATACAGTTGGTTTTTTAGCAATCTTTGCTCTGGAAGCTTTTCCAGCAACTAGGGGTTTGGTAATACCACATATGATTTCGTGACCCGCTAGTTGTTTCATCACATCATTCTGTATTTCTATGGCTGCTGCTTTACGATTAGTCTCCCACTCCACAATTCCTCCAGATTTTGGCTTCGGTGCTTTTAACTTCTCAAGAGCTTCCGGAGAGGCTAAGTCTAAAGAATATGTGACAATGTTCCTAATCTTTCTTATTTGGTTCAATGTATTGGCTCGATAATTATTAGTTTTACTTGGTATTGGGATTAGAAAATTATTTTCATCCATCAACCCGAAATAAAACCAATCCATAAGCATAGAGTGCAATGCCTTACCACCTAACGATCCAAATTCATACTTAGGTAAACCACTGACCATACCATTGAACAAACTAGCAACAGGAGGGGAACTACTAGTAGATACTGGAACAGCTTCAAGAGACGGTTCTGATTCAGAATCAACTCTTCGTCTTTTATTAGAAGTAGAAGTAGATTTAGGTGGGGATTCAACATGAACTTGAGATGCTGCAACATCCACTAAGTCATCTGATAACGATCCAAGCTGAGCACGCAGTGAGCTGATTTCCTTTAACAGTAACTCCTTGGATTCTCTGTGACTTTCTATAACATCCTTTAGAAGAGATACAACCTCATTGTTATCTACTGTATCACCATCATTCGCTCCAAAATTAGCAGCTCTAAAGTTAATAGAGATAGCATGACCCCATTTCTTCAAAGTAGCATAGGTTAAACCACATTGTTGAGCAACTAAGGCAATCCTTTTTATAATTCTATGATCTCTACCAGCATCCTTTTCGTACTCAGCAAGATGCATACAAACTGTTGCGGCACAGCACAAACTGACCGGCCAGAGTCTTCCGGCTTTCTTGGGTTCTTTAGCATTGGGAGTAGCGGGAAGAAAGCTGGAATCGGTTCTTCCCATCAACATAAAAACAAAATTATCTAGCTTTTCTTTTGATACTCCAAGATCAACTCCATCAAACTTAGCACACTTTACTTGACGATCAGGTTTAGAAAATCCACAAAGAACTCTTCCAGGGATAGCTTGAAGTAGAAACTTGGACCAAACATATACAAACAGCTTAGAGAAAACAGTAGCATCATGACCACTGCGCATAATCGCATGAATAGCTGTACAATACTTGGTATTGGAAACAATGAGTGATAACGCCCCACTTCTGATACTAGTGGCTGTGAAATCAGCAGCAAAGTCTTCTCCGTATATGTCTATTAAAGCTTCTTTGAAGGCTTTATTTAAGATAGTTGCAGCTGAAGAACTAAATGCCATGTTAGGGTACATCCATCTCCATACATCAACATAATCTTGATGTGGAACGTTCTCGATACCTCCACCATTAATGTTGTGGATGGCTAAACAGAAGAACATATCCAAGGCATAATTATATCTATGATTGTAAAAAGATATTGTCTTTTCCTTAGATGTCTTCGTACATGGCCAGTTACAGGAAAGAGATTCGTCAGCCCTGTTCCAATAGCAACTAGGCCACGCAACGCCACCACCTTCTCCAGATCTCCCACAGCTATATCATTTATAATTTTAAAATATTAAGATTAGTTCTTTGTATACAATTGCATTCATAATATATTATACAATCTAATATGAGGAAATCGTACCTATGCCAATTGGTACAAATAACAGATGCCATACTAATTTCAGAAGATTTTTTACTGCACAAAAGTAATTTGCAAACATCATTCATCATCTCCCCATCAGCTGGTAAAGATTGCTCTACTAGCGATTCACCATTTTCATGTCTACGCTGAGCTGCCTTTCTTTCTAATTCTCTGCGTATTTTGTAAACCCACTGGTGTGTGTTTTCACAGTCAATCCAAACATCCCACGTCTTATGTTTAGTTTTCAATTTCTCTTTGACTCTACTAAAATACCCTCCAATAGTTCCCGGTGCAAAATATTGGTCATTTGGTCTTTTGTAATCCAAGATAAAGGTCGCAAATTGTAAAAATTTAATCCAAAATGGCCATGCTACGTCCTTTCCTTTTTTTGTACTACTTCCACTTCCTTCTAAACCCATTACTGTATATTCCGTTGCCATTGTTGCCATTATTGTTGGTGTTTGTGTGTTTGTGTGTTTGTGTGTGTGTTTAACAGTTACAGTTTTCATTTCTAATCTTTTTTATGCCAACCTATGCCAACCTATGCCAACCAGTTTAATCTTCGCGGATCTGGGATAGCTACAATCAGCGAAAAGATGTGTTCATCTCCAGAATAGAATCTTAATGATTTCGCGGTTTCTAATGTTGACATACATAGTAGTTGAATGATGAACTGAAACCAGAAGGAATTTATATTCAATTCAATTGGAAATTCCTTGAATTCTTCTCATCAATTGTTATTTTTCATTATATAAAAAAAGAAAAACCATTTCCACACTCCATATAGCGATGTTCGACTCAGGTCTCAGTCTTGGTCTCAGTCTCGGTCTCGGTCTCGGTCTCGGTCTCGGTCTCGGTCTCGGTCTCAGTCTTGGTCTCAGTCTCGGTCTCGGTCTCAGTCTCAGTCTCCATAACAACCTCCGTCTCGGTCTCGGTCTCGGTCTCTGATTTCTTTGTTGTCTTACGAGGTTTCGTTGTATCACAAGCTAATAATTTATCATTTACTCCAGAAACATTACGACACATTAACTTCCCTTCATGCTCACCGTTATCACACAACACCAACTCCAACGAGACTGCCTCATACAATCTTAAGAATCTACGACGACCCTTTACATTTAAATCAACAGAATGGACGAATACAGAAACCCCTTTGAATTTACCATTCTGAATCACAATAACTCCATATTTCTTTTGACGGTCCCAATAGGATACGACACCGACCAAACGTCCTTCATCTTCTAAGACAATATCGGATAAAGTGTTCGCATTTACACGATCAGCCTTCGTATCGTCAAAGGAAAAGGTGAACCCAGTTGGTGGTTGGATCTCAATAGCAGCGATCTTATCCTCCATACTACCTACTAAAAATGTTATAACCTCACCCTTACGTAGACTCATCTCGGAGTTATCTGAGAAAGCTGAACGATGGAAGAAGTATTGTTTATTTTCATCACACGATGTAACGAAACCATATCCTCTCTTTCGGTTAAAGAAATTAACCACCCCAAGGTGGCGTTCAGCAGAAATTTGTGCATATGTTTGATTCATTTTTATATAGTAAACAATGTATCAAAATCTTAAACAAATTTCATTTTTTTACTATACGCTATGAAGTAGTTTATCCATAGCCTTTTGGATTCTTTCTCTAGTAGCTCTGCATACAATTTCTGTCCACATAAGTGGGTGTGGATCACATACAGATCTAATAAATGCATGAAAACATTCAAAATCAACATCCGGGTATTTTATTTTACAAGCACGTAAAATACGATACTTTATACAGTTTAAAGATTTTGAATCGGATAGCATAATGTTTTGCGTAACATCAATGTTTAACATGAAGGCGATCGTTACAATGTAAGCATACATATCTCTAAAATATCTTGAATAATTTCTTGATTTTCTCGGATATTTGAAATACGAAGGGGGGAT